CCATTAATTGATTTTGATTCTATTATTGAAGATAATATCCGTGTAGGAACTTTGATACTAGAGTCATTAGGATTCAAGTTAGTCTCATTTAATAACAAAGAATATTATACTACACTTTTAGAAATTTAATTTTCACTATAATTATATATTATAGGTGTGTGGTATAATATTTATACCATAATATTATAAATAAGGAGTGTGATTTGCAATGGCAAAAGTAGCAGGTAGTGGAGATAAGAAAGAGAGCAATTCCAAAATTGTATATGGAAATCATTATGTAAGCTTTTGGAATAGTGGTAAGAGTGTTCTTCAGGTAGGTGTTTATAAGCAGATAAATACTGATACTGAAAGAGAATTCCCATATGTTTCTTTGAAAGTTCAGCTTATTGATGAAGATAATAAGTTCATCAAGAATGAAGAAGGAAAATATGTGAATGGATATTTCTCTCTTTCTGAGTTTGAGTTTATCTCATTGTATTATCAGTTCCAGAACATGGTTAAGGTAATCAATGGTGATGATAGTGCCGAGATTGATGACATTCATTCTTGCATGATTACTCATATTGATGAAGATAAGAATGGTTCTATTCTTATTATCTTCAGACAGGATGATGAGTATTATATTGGAATTGAAATGGTCGTTGATGGTGAAGTAACCGATGGGTATTATCATCCTCTTAGTGGAACATCATCATATGAGATCTATTATATGGATGAAAATGATGATGAGAAGAGTACTTACATTGATGCTAACTTCATCAAGTTCAAGTCACTGATGGATACTATCTTCGCAACTGCATATGGAATTGGTGCAGGAGTAGCTGAGTGTACTCGTGGTGGTTCAAGAGGAAACAGTAGTAGTAAAAGTGGTGGCTTAGGTGGAATTAAACGTAAGAATCGTACAAGTCTTTCAAATCGTAATAAGGAAATGCTTCAGGAAGAAGATGACGAGGATGAAGAGGAAGATGAGAAGCCTAAGAAGAAAACAGTAAGTAAAAAGAAGACAGTTAAGAAAAGTAATATGGCTGAACTGTTGGAAGAAGATGACGACGAAGATTAATTAACCTTATGCTATGGAGAAAAGTTTTATTAATGCTTTTCTCCATAGTAAATTTTTTTAAGAAAGTTAAGGTGTTAAACATGTTTAAAGAAATAAATAACAGGAAAGCCATATTAAATGGTAGAGAAATTGAAAGCTATAATATAATGGAAACTGAAGAAGAAGCTATTAATAAGACGTTAAAGCCTAAAACTGTTGTAGTTGACATGGATGAAACCTTATGTAATGTAGCACCAGTTTTTGTTAAGATTTTAGAAGCAAATAAAGAAATATTTGCTCCATATTTTAAGTTAGATGAACCTTATACAGAAAGAGATGTATGTTTAAGGGAAGAATATTATCTTGAAAAATGGTTAATAAGAGAAGAAGTTGGTTTAGAAAATGTTCCTGAATTCCTAATGGGAATTTTTAATGATATATGGTCAAGACCAGACTTCTATACATATTGTAAACCTACACAATATGCACTAAGCTTAAAGAACTTAGTTAATAATGACAACATATGCAAAAATCTTATTATAGTAACTACTGTCTTATCAGATGAACAGATAAAAGCTAAAGTTGATTTCCTATATGATTTATATGGAGATAACGAGAAAGTAATATTTATTCCAGTTCCAGTTGGTAAGAGTAAATCAGAAGCTATTATGGAAGAAAAGATAGAATGGGATTCATTTGCTGATGATAAATTAGAAAATATCTTTGATATGGTTTGTTATGCAAAAGGATTTGGTAAAGAAATCCTTATACCTAAAATGGGTTATAATCAACCTAATAAAGAATTTAGAAAGTTAGCAAAGAATTTCAAATTACAGGTTTTTTATATTGGTGATGAATATGCTAATTAAAAGCATATGTAAATAAAATTAAAGCATATTCTATTTAGAATATGCTTTTTTTTTTATACTTTTTGTATGATCCCTTAACAATTCAATACATTATATAAAAAGGAAGTGATGAAACTCTATGAAGATGAATATAGTTGATTTAAACCGTTTTATCAAAGTAAATGATTTGCAAGAAGTCACAAATCCTATTATTTTTGAGAATGGTTCATATCCAACTGAAGGTGGTTTACTTTCTTATAGTTTATTTGGAATTCCTGGTTCATATGATAGAAAGACTATATTTTGCTATATAGATTTGAAGAAGCATTTCTTACATCCATTAATGTATAAGAATATAGTTGAAATGAATCGTAAAGTAGCCAGAATTATAGACGGATCAGGTTATTTTAAAATAACTGCCAAAGGCGAATTAGTTGAGGATAATGAGAATGGAGAAACTGGTATTGAATGGTTTTATCAAAATTTTGATAAGATTAAATTTGATAATACAGAATCCATGAAACGTAATAATAAAGTTAATTTATTAAAGAGTATGAATAAAAATGAAATATTTGTAGATAAATGGTTAGTAGTACCTGCAGCATTTAGAGATACTAACATTGATAAGAAGAAACATGGTCGATTATCTGTAGATGAACTTACAAGGATATATCAATCATTGTTAAGCTTATGTCAAAGTAGTGATGCTGAATTTGATTTAATGGGTTATCTTACTGAGAGTAAGATACAGAAAACCATAAATCAGATCTATGAATACTTAGTTGGCTATTTGGAGAAGAAAACTGGTTTAATACAGAAAGATCTATTGGGTAAAAATTGTCTTGCCCAAATAAAACTTTTTTAATTGCTGGAAACTGCTAAAGCTTAACTCCCTATATAATAGACTAACGAAATATAGGTATCGAAAGATAGAAACAAGAAGTTAAGATGTCATATGGTTAAATGTGTGGTAAATAGGGAAACCTAGTCCTAAGTGATTATACAATGCACAATCAGCAGCTAAGCTCTAATAATATTAGAGAAAGTTCATCGACTATCGAAAGCAAATAATAAATGTAACTCCTTATAATAAGGAGAATAAGTATAGTTGAAATACTATAACGAAGTGAGTAGAGTAGGGATGCAATCCCAAAAAGGAAAGTACCTAAGTTTTATTTTAATAAAATATGGTAAAGATATAGTCAGTTTATATATGAGAATATATGAGTAGTTAAGAAGACAGTGGATTACAGTACTAGGTCAGTTATATCAGCAGGTCGTATTAATAGTAATAGAGCTTCTGACCAAATAGTTAAGTTTGGTTATACTGGTATTCCATTATCACATTTATGTAATTTATTCTACCCATTCTTCCAATATGAAATTCGAAATTGGGCAGAAACAGTATTTAGTACTGTAAAAGAATTAAAGGATAGTAAAGGTAATTATAGGAAGATTATTAACCCTATGGAAAACTTTACTCCTGATAAAATAACTAGAATGTTGAATAAGTTTATTAAATCTCCTGAAAATAGATTAGATAGAATTGAAATCAAAATTGAAGGAGAAGATGGTAAACCTAGAGTAGTTGGTTTAAATTTATTCACTGATGAATTAAAAAGACCATTTTATTTATTGGATTTGATTTATATGGTAGCTATGAATGTTTGTAAAGATAAGCATGTTTATGTAACCAGATATCCAGTAAATAACTTTCAGTCAATTTATCCATCAAGAATAAAGGTAATGACTACATATACAACAATACCTCTTCAAATTAATAACCAATTTTTTGAAGATTATCCAGAAATAACTAAGGAAGAAGGACAGCCTGAGATAGATGCTGGGAAAGTAGAATATATTGATACTACTATCCCTCATAATACATGCTTAGAAAAGCTTGATGCCGACTTCGACGGTGACACAATCTCACTTCGATCCGTATATACCCAAGAAGCTAATATGGAAGCCGAACGGATTATCAATTCCCCTAAGTATTTCTTAGATGTAAATGGTAAGAACATAAGAATCCTAAGAAATGAAGCAATTCAAACACTATTTGCATTAACAAGAGAATAAAAAGGGGGAATTTTTGATATGGAAAATAATGAGACTAGTGTGAATGAAGAACAAGAAAGTTTTTTTGATAAGAATTTATTCAAAGAAGAATTTACCCAATTAGATGAGGAACTTAAGAGTATTGATAACTTATATGATGAGGTAAAAACTCACTTTGATAAGATTAAGAACTCCAATAGTAGAGGTAGTTTAACTTTTATTGAAAAGCAAACATCTAATTTAGTATCACTTAGGTCTGCTAGATTAAATGTTATTAAGGAAAAAATTAATATTAAACGTACTTCTACAGACTTTAAGTATAAAGAAAAACAACTTGCTAAAAGTAATGGAGAAAACGTTGATTCAATTTCAGATGCTATTTATAGTAGAATTGCAAAGGATTTCTTATATAATAATAATGAAAATACTATGCAATATTCTTCTAATGGTAATAATTCTAAATCTGAAAGTGATATTGATAAAGAATTAGAAGAATTATTAGATGAAGAAGATTTAAATGAGATTGATGAGATTGTTAATGATTCAGCAGAAATTATTACTGATTCTAAGAGTAGCGATAATAATGATAGTATCGATGATGGAGTGGAAGACGTAGCTGTTGATGACACTAATGATGATAAGACTAATAATACTGATGATACAACGATAATCGTAGATACTAAGGGTGAGAATTTCTATGTGATTAATTCTGAATATGATATTATAGAAGAATTAGGTCATGTTGAAAAAATTGATAACTACTTTGAGGATGAAGAAGATGGAACTACATATGCAGTTGGCTTAAGTGGTTCTATATATCTTGTATTAGAAGTTGAATAGTTTTACTCCAAGAAAAGAGGTTATTATATTATGGTATTAAATATAAACAAGAAAGGATTACTTAAAATAAATAAGCTCATAAACACAGATGGACATGTAGAAGACATTATGATTGCAACTAACATGTGGATTACTGAGTTTATGCAAGATGAGATGAACTTAAAAACTCTAGATAAAATACTTCCTTATACATCTATGGAACAACAAGATGTAGAAATGGAAATGATTAGAATAATCTTAGAGTTTCAATTTGAATATGAGAAAGAACAACAAAAGTTAACCTTTGATAGAATGTATTTTACAATAGTTAATTATTTTAATAAACTTGTAAGAGAAAGTTCTTATATGAATACTGAGGAGAATGATGATAAATTAGTTATTCAAGATTAACTTACAATAAAATTTAGACTAACCATAAATCTAATTATGGTTAGTCTAAATTATTTTTAATCATCACTATATTTTAAATTAAATAGATAATTTAATAATATACTATAATCTTTATCTGTTATCTTAAGATAATTATATTTAGTTTGCTTTTTCATTACTTGATCTTTAAGTCGTTCTTTTTCCTTATCTACTTTTTGAATTTTAGGATGTTTATTAGGATTTTCTCCACCATCTTTAACTTCTAGAATTAAATTAAGACTTTGAATATAAAAATCTGGTATATAAAAATGAACTTTCCCTTCATACTTATATTCAAATATCTGTGGAGCTGGACCAATTACATCAGTTCCTTCATAGTGCATTACTATATCATAACTTCCTACATATGGTATTTTAATCTTTTTATCAGTAGACCATGTATACTTTCCAGATATTTTTCTTTTGGATAACATCTTCTTCTGAACTTCTGGATCATCTAATAAATGTTCCTTACCATATTTATCCTTCATTCTTTTCTTAAATTCTTCTCTGTATTTTTGCTTACACTTTTCAGAACAGAATCTTTCATACCTTTCTGTTGATTCATTCCATTTGGTTTCTTTACCACATATAACACATGAACCATGATCTTTTTTATATTTCCAATTAAAATATACTTGTGCAGGTGATAAACCATTTAAATCATCATAATGCTTTATCTCCATATGTTCATATAAAGATTTCTTTGCATTAGGCTTATCTTTAGGTTTTAAAGCAATATATTTTTGATCACAGAAAGGACATTTAAATACAGTTTTACCCTTACTAGCCATATTTATATCACTTCCGTTCCTTTATTTATTTTACAACATTTATAGCTTTATCTGTAATAAGATAGATCATCCATCCTTCATTATCTTTTAAGACATCTAAATGAACATATGTTTGAGAATTAGCAAATACTTCATTAATTGCAAAACAAACGTTCCATAAAAGTTGGAAAGGTCTATATGGTCCATCAACATCAAGTCCTAATGATCTAAAGTCATATGCTTCTACATAGCATCCAGGCATCATATGTACACACAATCCTAAATTTTTACCATTATTTGTTTTAATATGATACAAAGTTAATGTTGATTTTTCATTATAAACAGGATTTTTTGAAATTAATTTTCCAATAGGGTGTGATGCTATTTTATTTGAATAAGCTGGAACATTTCCAGAAATAATTTGAACTGCAGCATCCATTGGAACATTATGTGTTTTTTCTCTACTACTATACATATCAAACCATAAACTCCATTTTTCATAGTCTAATCCAATAATAATATCATAAGATGTTTTAGAACTATCATGGTATAATACTGATGTAAAATATTTACTATTAGCACCATCAACACCATCTACAATATTCCATAATTCATTTCCAATTAATTGTGTAGAAAGTCCAGATTTACGTTCGATTTCTGTAATACTAATATTATTTAATACATAAATAAACCCAAATACATTAAGAACATTCTTTTTTGGTTCAGCTATATTAATAAGAGGAACCATAATTTTTGGATAAGTAACAGGTTTAATATACTTTCCTATAACTGAATTCTTCAATCTTGTTATAAAATCTTTATATAAATTTCCTAAATCACGAACCATTTCACTATAGCTTACAGTAGGAGTAGCAGGTTTTTCTTTTTTAAATAAATCAAATATACCTTCTTGTAATAAAGGATTATCCTCATTAAGAGATAAATCATTTAAATTTTCTATTACTTTCACTTTTGAAGTCATCTCCAATCTTTATAAAATTATTAAGTTGTTAACAAGATAATAAAATTTCATATGAAAGAAGATGATAAAATTGGCTTCAGCATCAGAACAAGTTACCAAAAAAGAATTTTTTTTAGACATAGATGATTATGGTGAGTGTGCATCATATGAAGGATTATTTGCTATAGCTAAATTACTTCAGACATTATTCTTACTAATTCCAGGAACCTATCCAAATCATCCTGAAATGGGTATTGGATTAACTGAATATCAATTTGAATTTATGGATGATGAAACTAAAAATGAATTACAATTTAAAGCAAATAGACAGATTGGAAAGTATTTACCTACATATAAGATTATGGGTGTAACCATTAGCTTTGTAAAAGATGATGCTACTGGAAAACAAAATACACTTAGTGTATTAGTAAACATAGCAAATGATGATACAGGAGACGTATTAGACGCAATGAATAGTATGGTTTTAACATTTGAACAATTAGGAAAAACAGGAAAAATAGTATCAAAGTTATATATCTAAATTTTTGTAAGAAAAATTTAGATATATAACATTTTATTAAAGTTTTGAAAGGAGGATTCAGTTTTTATGGCAACTAATGAATCTATTAATAATCTTCCTGATGATATTAAGAATCAACTTGAGTTGGATAAAGTTAATGAAGTAACATCAGCTATGCCTGATGATGAAAATGTAGAAGTTGATTCTGCAGAGGAGATTAATGAGGAAGCAGAAACAGAAATCGAAACTAATCAAGAAGAAGAAAATGAAGTAAACAGTGAAGTAACAGATCAAGTAGAAACAGTTGAACAAACACAGAATGATGATACCGATATATCAGATATAGCAGATCAAATCATTAATGAATCTAATGCATCAGAATCATTAATTTTAGGAAATTTAGATGGTGATGGTTCAGGACAA